TATCTGCGTCATCATCAAGCGCAACTGTTACTGGAACTGGTTCTAGTTTTGGTTCAGTTGGTAATGTAGCAGTTGGTGATGAAATTTGGACAACAGACACAACACCTTTATTAGTGGGTGTAGTTAAAAGTATTGCCAGTACAACCTCACTTACATTAACTGGTCTGGCGAGCGAATATGGTGCTGGTACAGCGATATCTGGATCATATTCTGGTGGATATGTTTTTAGAAATTCTCGCTCAATTGGAAGTTTGTATGCTCCAGGTGGAACACAATCACTAACCATTAAACCCACTCTTAATGATAGAACAGAAGGTTTTAATGAACAAGGTTATGTTAACGCAGTAGACTATGTAGAGTATACATATGTTGATGGAACTTATGCTGGTTCTACTCTTCGAGAGTTTTCTTTAAATTTTAGAAACGCACAAACAAATTCAGACGATCCAGCAATTATCTCGGTTGCACTGGGTGCTCTTGTAAAGTATCCAGGATATTTTCAAACTAATAATGGATTTATTAGTGATAGCATTTATGTACAAGACAGTCGTTACTATCAAGCATTTTCATATGTAATTAAAATTGACGAAAGACTTTCTTCATATAAGTCTGCCGTTAAAACGATGTTGCACCCTGCAGGTATGGCACTATTTGGCGAGTTTAATATTACCAATAATTATGATTTAAGTTTAGAACTAGAATCATTAGTAAAATCTTTGGGTATTGGATTAACAGATCTTTTAGTATCAACAGACTCATTCGCATTTTTAACTACAACCAAAGTTCTTTCTGATACTCTTGATACTCCATCTGATTCTACATTTATAAAAACATTCTTCTCTGTATTGGATGATACTCTTGATACGCCAGATGACTCTTCTTATGCACAATCGTTTGGTAAATTATTAAATCAAACTACTTTAAATAATGATGGAGATGCAGAAGGACATTCTGTTACAATGCAAAGCACTTCTACTGTATTAGAAACAGGAAAGTCACTTTCTACATCTTATAGTGGAATGTCAGATTCTATCTCAAGTTTTGAAGTAGATAAAGCACTTTCAGACGAACCAGTTATAACTGAAAGTATTGGTATAACAACAGATAAATATGTATTTACAGAAGCAAGTCCAGATGAACTAGACCCACAAGACCACACTGGTTATGTACAGCTAAATTCTTATTATGGACAAGATTACATCATCTTTGCAGATGAATATTCAGTAGGCTCAAGAGAGTCTACATTTAACACGCTATAAAATAAAGGAGATTTTATGAACCATCAAATCACAGAACAATTAAAGGCGACTGGTAAAGTTCGCATCGTACAAACAAACGCTAGTGGTGAAACTGTTAAGGAATTTGAAGTTCCTAACCTAGTTGTAACTACTGGCAAAAACTATATTGCATCTAAAATTGTTGCAACAACCAATTCCCCAGTTTCCATGACTCATATGGCTATTGGAACTGGTACTGGAACTCCAGGTGCATCAGATACTGCTCTTGGCGCAGAAACTGGTCGTGTATCATTAGCAGGATCTGTTGTTTCAACTAACACTATTACTTACACTGCAACTTTCCCAGCAGGAACTGGTACAGGTGCTATTACTGAAGCTGCAGTTTTAAACGCTTCATCTACAGGAGTTATGCTCTGCCGTACTACTTTCCCAGTAGTTAATAAAGCTGCTGGTGATACTATTGCTGTATCATGGGTTGTGACTGTAAGTTAATTTAACTTTTTAGTTTAGGGTTCTACATGACAACATCGTCATCTTTAATTAAAACCATTCTGCACAAATCATTGGCAGAGGGTGTCTACAGAGATGTAGTAACAAGAAGTTCAAACTATTATTACTATCTTGGTAAGACATTGTCATGGACAGATGAATTGAATCCTCCATATCCAATTGATAGTTATGCATATGAACGCAATGCTCGATCTGAAATTATTACAATGAAACAAATTGGTCCATCTGATGTATCATTTGTTATTCCAAGAAGAAATTGGACTTCAAATACAATTTATGATATGTATGACGATGAATACTGTAATGAAATTTTAGGCATTAATATTATTTCTGGTGGCACTGGATTTACTTCTTTGCCGACTATTACTATATCAGGTGGCGGTGGCACAGGTGCTTCTTACACTCCAGTAGTTTTAGATGGTCAAATTATTGATGTGGATTTTGTATCAAGAGGAACAGGATATACTTCTACTCCTACAGTTACAGTGACTGGCGGAGGTGGTGTTGGCGCAAACTTACAGGCAGTTTTAAATTTAGCATACTCTGGTGAAAATAATCTTGAAGATGCTAATTTTTATGTTATGACAGATGACTTCAATGTGTATAAATGTCTTGATAATAATTTAAATGCTGCATCAACAGTTAAACCTACTGGAACTTCTGTTTCTCCAATATCAACATCAGATGGTTATATTTGGAAATACATGTATAATGTCCCTATTAATTTAAGGGGTAAATTTTTAAATGACCAACAGATTCCTGTAGTTTCCGCACTAACTAATCAATTTTATTCTAATGGCACTGTTGATAGTGTAATTATTAATAATAAAGGTTCTGGGTATACTACAGCAACTATTACAGTTTCAGGTGATGGTTCTCGTGAAGAAGATCCTATTTTTGTAAATGCTGTAACTGTATCTACTGCTGGCACTAATTACACTTCTGCTCCAACAATAACTTTTAGCGATCCAGTTTCTGATGCTTCATCATTTATTTCTGGGGCAACTGTATTTCTTGGACAAAAAATTTACAATAGTGTATTTGACTTTTATGAAATTACTGCACCAGGAACTTTATCGTCTTCTGAACCTACGCATAGACTTGGCATAGTTCAAAATGGTACAGCAGCATTAAAATTTGTTGGTACCAGAGCAAAGGGAACTGCTTCGATGACTGTACCAACTCTTTCAGGAGTTGTTATTGCAGGCACAGCTGGTCAATTTACTTGCACTGCAACTACTTTATCGGTTGGTCATTTAATTGCTATTTCTGGAACATTTGGTGGCACTGGTAGCATTACTGGGTACTCAAATCCAACTACATATAAAGTTTCTACAATTACTGGTTCTGGTTCTTCTGTTACAGGATTCACTTTAACTACTACAGCTGATGTTGCTATCGTTACAACTGCAGGAACTCCAACTGGTTTAACATATTCTAATACTTCAAGACAGAGTGTTAATACAGTAAGTTTAACTGGTGCAGTCAGAGAGATTAATTTAACCACTGGTGGATCTGGTTATACTACAGCACCAACAATTACATTTTCTGGTGGTGGTGGTTCTGCTGCAGTAGCATCTGCCAAAATGAATGCTATTACTGGTTCTGTTTTATTTGTTACTGTAACAAATCCAGGTGATAATTATACTAGTGACCCAACAGTAACATTTGGAACTGCATTTCCATTATCCACTGCAGTTTTAGTTGGTGAACAATATTTCGTTTCGAATAGACTTTATACAATTACAGGTGCTGGAACTACTAGTGGAACTGCACCCACACATACATCAGGTTCAGCTTCTAATGGAGGTGCTACCGTAGCATATGCTGGAACACCAGCGACTGGTTCAGTTGTTCGTAGATTTGGTGCAGGATATTCAAATGTTCCTACAGTTTCGTTTAGTGGTGGTAGTGGATCTGGTGCAATTGCAGCAGTTAATGTTTCTAAATCAGACGCTAAACTATACCCAATTTTAGATGCTGGACAAATTACTGGTGTTACTGTTGAGAATAGTGGGATTGGTTATAGTACAGCAACTATAGGTGTTTCTGGAGATGGAACTGGAGCTAGTTTATCTGCAGATTTAAATGTGGGTAACATTGCATCATTGCAAGCCAATAATGAAATTTTAACTACAGCTGGAACTATTAATGCAATTAAATTAATCTCTGGTGGGTATGGTTATGGTGTTGCCACAGTTGCCATACAAGGCGACGGAACTGGTGCAACTGCCACAGCTACTATTAATACTGCCACAGGTCGTATCACTAAAATTAATATTACAAATCCAGGACAAAATTATACTTTTGCCAACGTGGTAATTACTGGAAATGGTAAAGCTGGTAAAGCCAGAGCAATTATGCCTCCATTTGGTGGACATGGTAAAAATGCTCCAGATGAGTTTTTTGCAAGAACATTAATGTTTTACTCTAATGTTTCCAATGACCTAAATCAAGGACTTGAAGTAAATAACGATTATCGTCAATTAGGAATTATTAAAAACCCAAGAACATATGCAGCAAATACTCGTTTTACAGGAGTGATCGGATCTGCATGTTTCTTAGTACAAGGTGCTATCAATACCTCTTTCTTTCCTAAAGATACAAATATAACTGTTGATAGAGTTATAGGTGGAACTACTTTTGAGAGAAGATATCGTGTTGTTTCCTCTACATCTACAGCAGCATTAATCCAATCTTTAGATAACGATGTTCCTGCAACTAACGACATCTTTACTAATGATGCCACTCAAACATTTACTGCATCTTCAGTATCTAATCCAACAGTGGATAAATATTCTGGTCAGCTAATGTTTATTGATAATAAAGCTGGATTTACTCCATCAGATGAAGAGACTGTTACTCTTAGAACTATTATCAAATTCTAACATAAATATAGAGAACTAACCGAGAGAAGAATAAAGAATGGCTATTAACTTTAATACCGAACCATATTATGACGACTTCGATGAAACTAAAAAATTCTATCGAATTCTTTATCGTCCAGCCTATGCAGTTCAAGCACGAGAACTCACTCAAATGCAGACTATTCTGCAGAATCAAATTTCTCGTTTCGGAGACCATGTATTTAAAGAAGGTGCAATGGTCATTCCTGGACAGGCTGCGATTGATACAAAAATTGGATATGTTAAATTAGAAGCTGCATATGCATCAGTTAATGCAGATACAGTGGTTGAAGAGTTTGTCGGATTAACGATTCAGAACGCAACTGGTCTACAGGCTGAAGTTATTCATTATGTTAAATCTTCTGGTGCAGATCCAGCTACACTTTTTGTTCGTTATAAGAATTCTGGAACTAGCACTACAGAAAAAACATTTGCTGCTGGTGATGTTATTTCTGATGTTGATACTACATATACTGTTCAAGCTGCAGCTTCAGATCCATCTGGTGTAGGTTCTATTGCAACGATTACTCTTGGTGTCTACTATATTAAAGGACATTTTGTCCTTGTAGAACCACAAACTATTGTTCTTGACAAATACACAAATACTCCATCATATCGTATTGGTTTGGTGGCTGAAGAAGAAATTATTACTGCAGAAGAAGACGAAACATTATATGATAATGCTCAAAATTCATTTAACTATGCTGCTCCAGGTGCACATCGATACAGCATAACCACAACATTAACTAAACTAACTGATTCAAGCACTGCTGATACAGATTTTATTGAGTTAATTCGAACAGAAAATGGACAGGTTAAAAAAGAAACTCGTCGCACAGAGTATTCAGTATTAGAACAAACATTTGCTCGTCGTACATATGACGAGTCTGGTAACTATACAGTCAAAAACTTTGAAATTGATGTTCGTGAATATCGTAACAATAATCGTGGAGCATGGTCAGCTAGTCGTGTTTATCTAATAGGCGATGTTGTAACAAATAGTGGAAATACATATGTTGCTAAAAATAGTGGCACATCTGTATCAACTACTCCACCAACACATACTGCAGGTGCAGTTTTTGATGGTCCAGGTAATACTGGTGTTCAGTGGGAATACAATACAACTCCTTACTACAATCGTGGGGTTTATTCTCCAGCAAACGCAGACAATCTTGCAACAAATCAAGCAAATGAGGCAAACCTTGCTATTGGTTTAGAGCCAGGAAAGGCATATGTTCAGGGATATGAAATTGAAAAAACTGCAGCTGAATATGTTACTGTTCCAAAATCTCGTGACTTTGTTCAAGTAGAAAATGCTGTCATTCCAGCAACAGTTGGTAACTATGTGTTAGTCACTAATGTTAATAGTTTACCACCAGTAGATACTTTTGGTGAAGTTACACTGTATGATAGATTAACATCTTCTGTTGGTACTGCTCCTGCGAGTGCCACAGCAGTTGGTACTGCTCGTGTCCGTTTACTAGAATGGCACAATGGAACAATCGGTACACAGACTGCTATTTACAAATTAAGTTTATTTGATATTAAAATGAATGGCACTTTTGACTTTGCTCGTAAAGTAAAATCATTCTTCTTTAATGTATCAAGTGATGCAAATCTTTCTTTCTCTGCAGATATTGAACCTGTTTTAACTCGTTTAATTGGTTCTGCCACAGCATCATCTTCTACTACAATTACTGGTAATGGTACTTCTTTTCAAACTGATTTTATTGTTGGAGATGTAGTATCATTTGGTGGAACTAAGCGTCGTATTACAGCGATTGCTTCACAAGTTTCTATGACTGTCGATAGTTCTACTACTATTACTGGTTCTACTATTGACAGAGTTTCTACAACTGTTTATGAACCAGAAAATACATCCCTAATTTTTCCATTACCATACTATGCTATTAAAGGTGTTCGTTCATCTGCGTTGGCCAATGATACAATTTATACAGTATATGAAAAGTTTACTGGAACTGCAACAGTATCAAGTTCACCTCAATTAACAGTATCAACAGCATCTGGTAACATGGCTTCTGCAGCTGAAACAGATAATTATATTGTTGTTGATAATGATTCTGGTGCTGGCGGTGCTATTGTGCTACCTACTGGAATTACACCATCAGGATCTAGTGTAACATTTGATCTTGGTTCTACATATTCTGGTAGATCAATGATGGTTATTGGTGCTGTTAATAAGAGCGGTTCTACTCTAACAGAAAAAACTAAAACGCTGGTAGCTTCTGCAACAGTAGCATTTACCACTCAAGCGACCGCACAAGATTCTACTCTTTTATTGGGATTTGCTGATGGTTACAGATTAGTATCTGTTAAAATGAAATCAGGAACATTTGCATCTCCAGGTGCAACATATTCTATCGATATTTCAGATCGTTATGATTTTGATAATGGTCAAAGAACTACTCATTATGATCAAGCAAGATTAATTCTTAAAAATTCATATGCTCCCCCAGAAGCACCAATTGAAGTAACATTTGATTACTTCACACACTCAACTGGTGATTATTTTACAGTAAATTCATATCCAGCAAATGTAGACTACAAAGCAATTCCATATTATCAAGGAATAGCATTAAGAGATTCTATTGATTTTCGCCCAAGAATAAACGATGCTGGAACTGGGTTTTCATCAACAGGGTCTTCCGTTTCTTTAGTGCCAAAACGTGGTATTGATGTTGTCACAGACTTTACATACTATTTGGCACGCAGATCTAAAATTGCTGTAGATTTGGGTGGCAACTTCTTTAATATTGATGGCATCTCTTCATTAAATCCAGGAGAGCCATTAGATCCTGCACTTGGTTTAGTTTTATATAATTTAAATCTAGAGCCATATACTTTTGGTACAAATAGTAATAATGTTCAAGTTGGTCGTATTGATAATAAACGATACACAATGCGTGATATTGGTAAACTTGAAAAACGAATTGATAATCTAGAATACTATACATCACTATCCTTACTAGAACAACAAACTGAATCTCTTGATATTATTGATTCTAATGGTGATAGTAGATTTAAAAATGGATTTATTGTAGATGGATTCACAGGACATAATACTGGTGATAGCCTTTCACCAGACTATGTATGTTCTATTGATATGGAAAACGCAGAACTTCGTCCTTTCTACACTCAACAAAATATTAATTTACTAGAAAAAAATTCTAGTGATGCTAATCGTCTATCAAGTAATTACAAGTTATATGGTGATGTTATCACCTTACCGCTTGATACAACTACTCCACATGTTAAATTAATAGAACAACCCTACGCTACTCGTTTAGAAAATATTAATCCATTTGCAGTATTTACTTTCTTGGGTGATGTCAAAATTAATCCATCTTCCGATGATTGGTTTGAAGTAGATCGTCGTCCAGATTTAGTTATTGATATTGAAGGTAATTATAGCACAATCAAAAATATTGCTGAGAAAAAAGGTGTTCTTGGAACTGTTTGGAATGCATGGCAAAATACTTGGTCTGGAACAAGTGTAAATACTGGTCGCACAACATTTACATTTGGTACACAGTGGGCGTCTGGATTTGGTGATGTTCGTTTATCACAAGCAGAAGTTCAAGCTAGATTTGGTATTGCTGAGTGGGGTAATGCTCGCCAGATTACTGTAGAATCTACAGCGACACAAGTTGGTCAATCAAGAACTGGTGTTAAAACATCATTAGTCACAAAAATTGATAGACAAGTAGTTGGAGATCGTGTACTACAAACTGCTGCGATTCCTTACATTAGATCTAGAAATATTTTAATTCAAGTACAAAAACTAAAACCAAACACTCGTTTTTATCCGTTCTTTGATAATATTGATATTTCTTCTTATGTTACCCCTGCAACTAAAATGGTATACACTCCAGTTGCAGGTACATTTAATACTGACGTCAATGTAGGTGGTCTGGCATCAGGCTCTGCTCGTCGCATTAATGGGGATTCCCAAGTATGTTTAAATCGTGGTGATGTTATTACTGGTGGAACATCTGGTGCGACTGCAGTTGTAGTCGGTAAAGATTTTAATGCAGATACCAATGCGTATGCATTATATGTTGTCAATATTATTGGAACATTTACTAGTACTGAAACCATTACTGGATCTGTTTCTGCAGCCACTGGCACTGTTGGTACAATAACAACTGGTTCTCTTGGTGGTAATTTG